AGCGATGTGGTAATCTATTAAAGCTGTCGCTTGAACGGTCAGCAAAAAACGTGAAGTAATAAGATAAATGCGAAATGAGTGATATAACTCACTTCGCATTTTTAATTTTTATAAGAAATTGATAAATGCGTTAGAGTGAATAATCACTCTGGCGCATTTATTTTTTTGCCTAAAAACAGAGGAGGTGGAGAGCAATGGCAACCAATAAGCGACCGAGAAAAGCGTACAAGCGCATCGGATTCGAGGACAGAAAGAAAATCGAAGCACTGAACGCACAGGGCAAAACAGTAGATGAGATGGCGATGGCAATCGGTGTCCACTCGGCTACCATGTACCGTGAACTCGCCAGAGGTGGAGAACCGTACAAGGCAGAGGTCGCACAGCATTCCATCTAACAGAGAGGAGCAAGTGGAATGGAAGAACTGGATATCAAGACCGCCATACAGATAGCAAAGATACTGGCAGCGGCCCCGGATGAAAGAATCCCCATGATACTGGATGTGTTCAGCAAGGCACAGGTTGACATCAACGGACTTGATGAACTGGCAGAATGGAGAGCACTGGACAAGCAGACTGCACTGATTGACACAGATGCCTTTGTAACAGAACTGACCAAGGGCAAGGAACTGGAGGACGGAGAATACCGCATCAGAGTTCCAGAGTTTAATCACTTCTGCAGCACAAAGGGAGTGAGTGCCAGATACGCAAGGAAGCACCTGTACGAAAGCGGGATGCTCCGAAGCAGCACTGACAATGGCAAGATCAACTACACCTGCCCGGTGCAGGCGACAGATACCAAGAAAACAGAACGATGCGTATGCATCATACCTAAAAACTGAATATCGAAGAAACACACTGGCAAGCATCGACCAGAATAAAAACCGATAGGTAGGAGCGAGCCGCCGCAGTAAATCGCTCCGGCAGCAGGACATGAGCCTGCATGAATGGCTGTCGTAATTGGGGTAGGGAACGCAGACCCAAGTAAAACAACAACGGTTCGGAGGCAGATGAGAAACACGCAGAGAGAGAATACCGAGAGCATGGATGTGTGGGTGCGATTTAACACTCGGTAGCGGGGAATGAAAAAGACCGCACTGCAGGCGACTAGTACAGCTACCCCAAAGAATACTCAGGGAGCATGAACGGAACAGTTACTCTTCAAAGCCTTGGAGAACCTGTTCCATGCCAGACCCAAGAAGCCTAGAGAGCATAATGAGGTACTGGTAAAAGTCAAGTAAGTATAAAGGAGAGAGCATATGAAACAGCCAAAGAAACTGACAAGGAATCAGAAAGAGATACTGGTCAAGAAGGGGATGAACCCGGATGACTATATGCTCCATTCAGAGGATGAGAAAGAGATGATCCTCTACAACAGGAATGAAAAGAGACTGGAAGCAGTCGAGAAGTAAGCAGGAGGTGCATGACGATTTGAAACTCAGTAGGAGACAGAAGCGAATTCTGAAAAGAAAGCTGAAGCGCATAGCAGGGGATGCAGTAGCGGTATTAGTGGGAGCGGGAATGTTTGCCGGATTATTTATCGCATGGGCAAACGAACCGATGCCGGACTGGAGCGAGTACATAGGGGAAAACCACATAGGCATGGTACAGGTGGAAGGCTCGGACACATGGCTGACGCAGGAAGAATATGAGCAGATGTGCAAAGAGCGTGACGCATACAGGGCGGCAGAGCAGGCAGAGGAACAATCCTACTACAACGTAATCCTCCAGAGCACTGAGACACCAGTACCGACAACGACCGCAGCAATCGGCAGTCTGGACTGGGATGCAGATGACTCCTACAGATTAGCGAAAATCGCCATGGCAGAAGCAGAGGGCGAGGACACCGAGGGTAAGGCACTGGTCATACTGGTAGTGCTGAACCGAGTATGGAGCGATGAGTTCCCAGATACCATCGAGGGAGTGACCACAGAGGACACCCAGTTCACAGCATACGGAAACGGCAGATACGACAGGGTAGAGCCGGACGCAGACTGCTACCGGGCACTGGAAATGGTGCAGGCAGAACACTGGGATGAGAGCCAGGGAGCGACATACTTCGAGAGAACCACGGACGAAGCTACATGGCACAACACCACACTGAAAAAATTATTCACACACGGCAACCACACATTCTACACGGAAAAGTAGATAAACGGTCGCAGGAAGGGGAAGCAAGCATGGATAACATAACAATGTCGCTCGGAATTTACTTCGAGGTAAAGGACGCAGAGATATATGGCGGAGAAGGCACAGTCGGATATGCAGCAACGATTGTGGATATTTCACTCAGCGGATTACAGAAGGCTGATTTTACGAAATACGCAGAGAGCCAGAAAGAAGGCATGGCGCAGTTCCACCATGTTCCGGTTGAAAAGGTAAGAGTAATATCCAGAGACGAATACGAAGAAAACACGGACTAACAGGAAGGAAGTAACCAACAATGAAAATGGCAATGAAGGACGGACAGATACTCATAAGAGAAGCAGACAATGTCCAGTTCACAATCATAAAGAGTTGGGGAAAGATGAAGTGGAGCAGGCAGACGCAGACACTAAGCGGGCCGGCTGACATCGAGCTACTGAACAGACTGGCAGGACTGGTAAACTTGCCACCGTCCATCGAAGCAGAGCGAAAGAAGCTGAATGAAGTAATGGCAGCAGTCGACCGGGAACGCATGAACCCGAAGCCAGAGCCGCTCATCCCACCGCCAGTCAAGGTGTCGCCATTCACGCACCAGGTGCGAGGATATAACATGGCACTCATGACATTCGGACTGGTAGACCCACCGAAACCAAAGGAGGCGGAGAAGTGATACATATCAAGGAAACGGAGATCATCCCACTTCTGAAGGAAGCGCAGACAGAATACTCGCAGAAGATAACAGAGGGCGATCCGAAAGATGTGGAGATGGCAGAAAGAATAGAGGAAGCACTCACGCAGGCAATGGACATCGTGTATGACTACCAGAGCATGGCAGATGAGCACAAGCGGATGGGCGAAAAATACGAGAAAGAAGCACCAGTAATCAAGAGAGGTATGGACTTTTACTGCTGCCCTGCCTGCGGAAAGAGAACCTCCCGAAATCACACGCACTGCCACTGGTGCGGAAAGAAACTGGGGTGGGGCAGATGAAGCAGGAAATAACAATGGGGTCTTTGTTCTCCGGAAGCGGTGGCTTTGAACTGGCAGGATCGATATTCGGAATCAGACCGATATGGGCAAGCGAGATAGAGCCATTCCCGATACTGGTAACTACAAAGAACTTTCCGAAAATGAAACACCTCGGAGACATTAACAAATTAAACGGCGCAGACTTAGAACCAGTGACCATCATCGCAGGCGGCTCTCCATGCCAAGACATGAGCATAGCCGGAAAGCGTGAGGGTCTGGACGGCTCACGAAGCAATCTGTTCCGTGAGCAGATACGGATCATAAAGGAGATGAGAGAAAGTGACAGAGCAGCAGGCAGAACAGGAAAACAGATCAGACCAAGATACATGGTCTGGGAGAACGTGCCCGGAGCATATTCAAGCAACAAGGGAGAGGACTTCCGATGTGTCCTCGAAGAAATCTGCCAAATCTCAGAAGGAAATGTTTCAATTCCTAGACCTCCGAAAAACAAGTGGGGGGGGGCAAGGCGCAATCATGGGCGATGGGTATTCAGTCGCTTGGCGAACACTTGACGCTCAATATTGGGGAGTGCCCCAAAGAAGAAAGCCATTCCTGCGAGGATCATGGTATGGCGAAACGCCTGGCTGCGGTGCGGATTTTGAGTACGACATTCAGAAAAGAAAACTGGAATGCTATAGCGTAGGCGAGGAAAAGGAAATTGCAAAACCGCTCAAACAGAAATCGGATGCATTCGGAGATACTACGATGGTATGCCCGAACTGCGAAAGCGCAGCCGTTATCAATCCATACAGAAAAGGCAGGGAATTATATCCGCACTGTCCATGGTGCGGGCAGAAATTAAAGGAGGCAGAGGATGAGACTGAAAAAGAAAATCAGCAGGCAGAGTAAGATATTCAAAAAAGCGATTAATGCAAAGTGGGCATTCTACTGGGCAAAGTTTATGACAGAAGCAGTGACTATCTGCAGGAAGTACACGCATGAGGAAATCGCAGCCAAAGGAACGGATCATGAGCATACATACTTCTCATGCGATGGCTGCCCGTTCAATGTAGAGAAATTCGGAGAGCATAAGATATACGGGTGCGTATTGAGAAAACCGGACGAGTGGGATGAGCCGAAGGTAATCGGTTATGTCGTCCGCACAATAATCCATCTGCGATTTCTCCATTCATCAGAACCGCCATGTCGTCCTGCGATGTGCTGTCTCCACACATGAGCCTGTGTCTGCCCAGTAGCCACACATCTCCGAGTTTAGTCACTGGTTCGGCTTCTGCCTGCTCCAGTGCTTCATCCTCATTGAAGTCATCGTCCACTGCTTCCGGCTCGATAGCGAGTTTGTCCACCAGTTCCGTGAGGTCGTTCTGCTCGAAGCCTGTCAGTGATATGTCGTAATCTCCGAGGTCGAGGTCAAGCAGGAGGTCTTTTAACTTCACTTCATCCCATTCGCCTGTAATCTTATTCAGTGCGATGTTCAGAGCCTTTTCTCTCTGCTTGTCCAGAGCCACCACGACCACATCCACTTCCTGGTATCCGAGGTCTTTGAGGACGGTTGCCCTCTGGTGGCCGCCTATGATAGTTCCATCCTCGTTTATGATGATGGGGTCAACGTATCCGAATTCTTCAATGCTCCGCCTTATTTTCTGGTATTCCGCATCGTCCGGGGTCAGTGCTTTTCTTGGATTGTATTCTGCTGCCTTTAAGTCAGCCAGTTTCCTGCGTTCAGTTCTCAGTTTCTGGTCCATTTCCAAGCCTCCTTCCCGCTTTGCGTAACGAAATGGTTAAAAATTTTTTTATTTTATCGGCAAAAAAGCCGCGCCTTCCTCGCCCCGCATTGCATTTTGGGTCTGGGTAGTACCTACGGCGATGCCGTGCCCCGCCTGCACGCAAAAGAGGACATAGCGCAGGCCCTGATGCCTTGTGCCATGTCCTCTCTGAGGGGAGCAAGTGGAGTGGTTGGGTGTGACCGTGTGGTCTGTCCCCTTGTGCTCCACGCTACTACTATAGCACACCTCGATGTCCGATTGTGTACGGACTTGTTCTTTCCTCTGTGTGCTCCAACAATGATAAGAACCAGACGATAAAGGTCGAGGTCGGTGGCGGAAACAGGATACTGAAGGTCACGGATGCAGCGAGCAACGCATCGGAAGCAGAGCGCATCACACTGGCAAAAATCAATGAAGCCAACAAGGGCGACACGACCATGTCGGTAACGATGACCAGAGCCAACAGGAAGATCATAGCGACTTCCTGCGTAACCCTAAAAGGCTTCGGGAAACTGGACGGCAAGTACTATGTGGAAAAGGTTACATGGGATATCGGAAGCGGATGTAAGCAGAAACTCGACCTTCGGAGAGTGGCGGATCGCTTCACGGATGCAAAATCATCGACCAAGGCTGTGGCAAAGAAGTCAAAGACGGAGACGAAGTCCTCCACAACGACTACCACGGCAACGAAGTCCACAGGAACGCAGACACCAGTAAAGGGCGGAAAGTACACACTGACCACTACGAAAAAGGGTTACTACACCGCAGCCGAAGCACTGGCAGGCAAGGCAGCCGGAGGACACCCGACAGGTACAAGACGACCTGGAACATATACGATATTCAACATTTCACAGGGTATGCTGAATCTGACGACCAAGGCAGGAGTGCCGGGGTCATGGATAAACCCGAACTAAGGAGGTGGAGAGCATGGCAGCAGCGACAATCAGACTGGGGAAGATATCCTCAATCAATTACACAGCAGGGAAAGCCAGGGTGGTGTATGAGGACAGAGACGACTCCGTGACAAGCGAGCTTCCATTCCTCGCCCTGCAGTATAACATACCAAAGGTAGACGACCTCGTGGTCGTGGCTTGCTTTTCCAACGGCACGGTGTCCGGGGTAATACTCGGACCGGTGTACAATTCAGCGAACACGCCGCATGATGGTGGTGCGGGCATCTTCCGACAGGAGATGAGCAACAATGTGAATGAAGCGGTCGTGTCGTATTCAGAAAAGAAGCAGACGATGATCCTGCGTGCCCCGAAGATAGAATTCGAAGGGTACGGATACGAGGATAAGCCGTATGTGACACTGGAACAGATAAACGATGCGTTCTCGGACATTGATGATAACAAGACCGGGATATCCAACCTGCAGGATGACACAGCCAAGACAAAAGGAAAGCCATCACTACAGGTACAGTTGGATGCACTGGAAAAAAGAGTACAGTAAGCGGCATCGATGGCAAGGTAGATATGGACTACTACTACGGAGAGAAAATCAAAGAGAACCAGGGCGAGAAGAAATCCGTCACTGAGGTAGCGAAGGAAGTGCTTGCAGGAGACTGGGGAAACGGAGATGACCGCAAGAACAGACTGGCTGCTGCCGGATATGACTACGCAACGGTGCAGGCAGAAGTGAACCGACTTGCAGGAGTAACCTCCGCACCGAAAAAGAGCGTGGCAGAAATTGCCAAGGAAGTCATTGCAGGACAATGGGGAAATGGCGATGATAGAAAGAACCGTATCAAGGCAGCAGGATATGACTACGATGCAGTCCAGAGAGAGGTCAACGCACAGCTTGGAGTAAAACCGCAGAAAAGCGTTACTGAGGTAGCCAAGGAAGTGATTGCAGGCAAGTGGGGAAACGGCGAAACCAGAAAGCAGAAGCTGAAGGCAGCCGGATACGACTACACAGCCGTGCAGAAGAAGGTCAACGAACTTCTGTAATTGGCGATTGACTTATAAAAAGAGTGGAGGTATGATGTGCCGCAGAGGGGGTTCTAAAGGGGGTAAGCACCCAGACGATGTGACCGACATAAATGTCGGGAACACCGTAGCACAGAACCAAGAGCGTGGCGCACCGTGACCGCCAGAATAAGACGAAAAGCAACCCAGTGGAACAAACACCCACTGGGTCTTTTTTATTGCCTAAATGGGGCGGATTTGGAAGCCAAAGAAAAGCAGGGGCAATGATTACCCCTGCGGAAAGATAAAGATTTTATAGACCTGCTCCGGGGTAAGAGAATACCTCTGGGCAATGAGACGGATATACTTCAGAGCGAACTCGCCACGACCATTCCAGATGGTGGAGAAGTTCGGAACGGACATACCAATGGCCGCAGCCAAGTCCTTATTTTTATCTCCGTGAGCACGCATGATCGGCTCAAGCAATTCTTTATTCATGAGACAACACCTCCCTGCAGGAGAACCTGCTGACATTGTCAGAGCAGGAATCCGAAATCACAAGGCGAACCAGAACATCGCCAAACTTGTCAGTCACATCGAGCACACGGACACCGATCCCTATGCCGACCTTGCCGGAATCAGAGAACCGACATCTATCATCAACCGCCCATTCATCCACGGTAACACCGAGGTCAGTGCGGCACTTATCAATATAAATCATTTTATCAGATCCTTTCAGAAATTCTATGCCTTAATTCCAAAAGACTCTTCTCTTCTAGTCCAAGACTTTCATCCAAGGCACGGTCGTACATATCATACAATCTCAGCGCAATCTCGACTGAACGCAGTTCACGCTCATCAAGACAGCCACTATTTTCAACTTTTTCCATTATACACTTCGACCATTCAAACATTTTATAAATGCCTCCGCTATTTTTCTTAAAAGGAACAATAAGCCATGTCGCCCATCGGTCTCGCCCGACTGGAGAGAGCGTCCAGTGTTACGGTACACCGGATAAGACCTCGTGCTCGGCTACACACCACCTAACCCTTTCTCTGCAACGCAGGAAACAAAATCAACGAGTTGCGATAGGCAATCGGCAAAACCAATAACTCCTCCTACCTTTAAGGCTTTCACATTAAAAACCAGGCAAACTTGTCAGACATCACTCAGACATGGCATTGTCCTTCGCTCCCCTCACGCTTCCGCCTTCTGGACTTGGGACCAGACATCGGTGGGTTAGAGCCGGAGCAGATCCACTGCCCCGGACGGACCGGCTACATTCTGGAAAGCAGGAGAAGCAGACCAGAAACCACGATAAGCAACTCCGCTATCCGAGAAGCCAGAACTGAAACTGAAACACATAACCGTTTCATTGACAAGACCTCCAATCGTGTGGTATATTTTGAGAAGCAAGGGAGAGAGGTGGCCCCCTCCCCCAAGCCATCATCATAAGATGATGAATCGGATAACCGCCACAAGCGTTCCGATTTCCAATGCAAGCTGAGTAAGGGCTCGAACAACTTTACTCAGCTTATTTATTTTAGAAACCAAATCATCCAAATTCATCGGATGCACCTCCTTTCCTTTAGGTTGTCTGTATATTACCTTGGGTTGCGGAGGTATTCAAGTCTTTTATAACCCGTAAATTCAACAAAAATATAACCCTAAAAGCACCACTTCTTTGTTGGTATCTTATCCTTATTTATAAGTGTTTTGTTATTGAAATTTATAACTTTAGCACCGATAATAGTAGAAAGAGACAAGGAGGTGCTGCCATGCGCAGATTTAAACAGTTATCCAGAGCCGACAGGCTGAAATTAGAAGCACTGCTGAAAGCAGGACACGGCAAACAGGAAATCGCTGACCAGATAGGAGTCCATGTCAGCACCATATACCGTGAGATAAAGAGAGGAACATACACGCATACCAATTCAGATCTGACAGAGGAAGAACGGTACTCCCCAGACATCGCAGAGGATAAGTACCAACAGAACCTGCGAGACAAGGGTCCAGACCTTAAGATAGGCAAGGACCACAGACTGGCAGAGTACATAGAAACAAAGATAGCAGAGGACGGATACTCACCCGGAGCAGTCCTCGGAGAGATCAAAGCCAAGGGGTTGGAGTTTGAAACAGAGATTAGCAAGCCGACCCTTTACAGTTACATCGACAAGGGGATATTCCTCACAATCACAAATAAGGAACTCCCAGTAAAAGGCAGACGGAAAAAGAAGAACAAGAAAGTCCGCAGGCAAGCGAGAGCCAACGCAGGCACAAGCATAGAGAAGCGACCAGAGGACATCGACACCAGAGAGGAATTCGGACACTGGGAGATGGACACAGTAGTCGGTAAGAGGGGAGAAAGCAAACACAGCCTTCTGGTACTGACAGAGAGAAAGACCAGGAACGAACTCATATACCTTTTATATGAACACACGACCGAGCAGGTCTGCAAGCGACTGGATCAGTTAGAAGCGGAATGGGGAGAGCGGTTCGGACAGGTGTTCAAGACCATAACGGTGGACAATGGCTCGGAGTTCGCTGACTGGAAGGGAATGCAGCAGTCGGCAGCAGATGAATCCGAAAAGAGAGTGACCGTGTTCTACTGCCACCCATACTGCTCATTTGAGCGTGGCAGCAACGAGAACCAGAACCGACTGGTACGCAGGAAGATACCGAAGGGAGAGAACTTCGATGACCGGACAGAGGACGACATCCAGAGAGTAGAGGACTGGATCAACGACTATCCAAGGGAGATGTTCGGATGGAAAACCTCCGGCGAATTGTTCCAAGAAGAACTGGCAAGACTGGCATAAATAGAGTAGAATAAGCAGAGAGCAAAACGAAAAGAGGGGTAGTCTGTGCGAATTTACCAATAAAACGCAAACAGAGTTGTGCAAAATGATGAAATGATGTTTCGCAAGTAAAGTTTTGCATTTATTGCTTGACTTTTCAACGGTCAGCAAAAAAATAAAAAGTTCTTGACAAACGATAAAGCTTTTGATAGAATATAAAAGCTGTCGCTTGAGACAGAACAGAGAAAGAACCTTGATAACTGAACAATAGACAACAACCCTTGAAAATTTCTTTAAAGAGAAAAATTTTTAAGAACTACATTGATACAAGATGAGGTTCGGCTTTCACACTAAATTCGTGAGAGACTCATTAAGTGTTCAATGCCAAAACAGTAAAGAGGGAAAGAATTGCTAGTAGTGATTCTTGACCAAGACAAACA